CAAACAAAGGAGATCGCCAGTGAGCGAGGAAAAGAACGAAATTGCATTAGTCACTCTGCCGAGCGTACCGGCTGAACTCGAAGCTGCTTTTATCAATGACGAATTCATTGAAGGGTTAATTAAAGACATCCGTGAAAAAGCATCTTCTGTAGTTGGTGACCTGAATACAGCCAAGGGACGCCGTGCATACATCAGCATGGCGGCGAATGTTCGTAGCACTAAGACCGCTATTGACGATGCTGGTAAGAAGTTAGTTGCAGAGATGAAGAAGCGCCCTGCTCTTGTCGATGCCAGCCGTAAAAAGGTTAGGGATTCGCTGGACGAACTGGCGGTTGAGATTCGCAAGCCAGTGACTGACTGGGAGGCTGAGCAGAAAGAAAAAGAGTTCAACGCTATGTGGGATGAGGCGTTAGAGCTGGATGCCAAAATTACAGCGGAGCGCGCCGCGGCTTTGGCGGCGAAGATTGAAGCCGATCATGAAATGGCTTTACTCATGAACGAGAAGATTGACCGTGAGCGCGAAGAAGCACGACGGAAAGCCGAGCAAGCCAAACGCGAGCATGAAGAACGTATTAAGCGTGAGGCCGAAGAGAAAGCGCGGCGCGAAGCAGACGAAGCGGCAAAGCGTGAAATCGAAGCGGCGGCGGCCAGAGAACGTGAAGCGACATTGGCTAAGGAACGCGCCGAGCGTGAAGCCAAAGAGCTGGCAGAGAAAGCAGAGCGAGACCGCATAGAAGCGGAGCAGCGAGCCGAACGCGAGAAGAAAGAAGCTGCGGAAAAAGCTGAACGTGAAAAAGAAGAAGCTGCGGAAAAAGCTGAACGTGAAAAAGAAGAAGCTATTCAGCGTGAACGCGCGGTAGCAGAGGCCAGAGAACAGGCTCGATTAGCTGAAGAAAAGCGCATAAAAGATGAAGAAGCTCGCCGCGCCGCAGATATCGCTCATCAGAAGAAAATCAATAATGCAGCCATGGCGATTCTTATGAGTACTGGCTTAAGCGAAGCAGCAGCTCGGGAATGTGTTTGTGCCATCGTTAAGAATCAAAAAGCGTTAGCCGCCTCAGGCCAGCGCCCACCTATCAGCATCAACTACTAATCAAATTCAAAGCAATTACAGGAGCTACCCATGATGAATTATGCCATCGCGGGCGGCGCTCTCATGGGCGCTTCTCAGATTACCGAATCACAACTAGACCGCATCGTTCGTATCGTCACTCAATTCTTCTCACCACTCTGGAGCAAATAACTATGACTGATTTCATGAGAGAACCACGCCGGATCCAAGCGGTGAGAGCTTGTCGATTTCTGCGCTGGGTTAAACGACTTCCGGTAGTTAAGCACTTATTCATCAAAGGTGATCCGTTATGAACATCACATGCACATCGTTCGCTAGCAAGCATGGAGTGCGTCAAGGCGAGTTCGTTATGGAACTGCAAGGCGTTTCCATAGCAGAGCAACCAAACAGCGAAAAAGAGCTTAGAGAGCTTCTGGCGGGTATGGATATTCAGACTATTTGTGAATACCTGAATGAGCTTGGTTACAACGTTAGCGAAAAACAGGCGGCAGCATGAACCAAACAATAGACCCACTGGAACAGCAGCTACTCCAGTGGATGCGATCACCAGAGATGATTCCGGTAATGAACGACCAGATTGCTCAACTAGAAGCGGTGGCTGATCACCGTACAAATATGCAAGAAAAAAGGATGGGGATTAATGAGCATGCTCAGAGTTATTGATACAGAAACGTGCGGGTTAAATGGCGGTGTTGTTGAGGTGGCAAGTGTGGATATTGATAAATCCTTATCCATCATCAATCCAATGAGTGATTTCGTTAAACCAGACCGCCCTATCGAATTTAGCGCCATGGCCATTCATCACATCACAGAGGATATCGTTGCTGATAAGCCATTGATTGATGATGTGGTTGGTCGCTATCAAGGTGCTGATTTCTACATAGCCCACAACGCAAACTTTGATAAAGGCGTACTTCCTGAAATGGGCGGCGAATGGATATGCACCAGAAAGTTAGCAGCGCGTCTTTATCCAGACCTTGATAGCCACGCCAACCAGTTCCTACGTTACGCGCTTGGGCTTGATGCGTGGGTTCCTGAAAACCTACACGCCCACCGTGCGCTATATGACTGCTATGTAACTGCTGCACTTTTTATTCGCATCTCACGTGATTCGTCTTGGTCAGTTGACGAAATGCTAGAGATCAGCTCTCAGCCAGTCCTACTAAAAACACTGAGAATTGGGAAGCATAAAGGTAAGACGTTCGCTGAGGTAGCAAAAGAGGATCCTAGTTGGCTCAAGTGGGCTTTAAGCACCATCAGCGACATGTCAGATGACATGCGATTTACGATACAACACTACCTAAGAGACTAATTTAATGAAATTTGAAAAAGCCATGAGAAAGAAAGCCAAGCTACGGCTGGCACTTACTGGGCCAAGCGGGGCTGGGAAAACGTATAGCGCCCTTGTTATCTGTAAAAGTATGGGGGGTAAAACGGCAGTTATAGATACAGAGAAAGGGAGCGCGTCACTTTACTCAAATGAGTTCGATTTCGATGTTCTTGAATTAGACCCACCATTTAGCCCCGAGAGATTTATTGAGGCTATAGCAGCCGCCGAAGCTGCTGGGTATGACAACCTTGTTATTGATTCTATCTCTCACGAGTGGGGTGGCGTTGGTGGTTGTCTTGATGATCTGGATACGATCGCAAAAACAAAATTCAAAGGAAACACACACGCAGCATGGAGTGCATTAACCCCACGACATCGCAAGTTCCTTGATTCAATACTACGAGTGAATTGCCATGTCGTAGCGACGATGCGAAGCAAGACTGAAACAGCGCAACAGGAAGGTAGCAAAAAGGTCGTAAAACTTGGCATGAAATCTGAGCAACGCGATGGTGTTGAATACGAGTTCACAACCGTTCTTGATATTAACCACGAAACTCACACAGCCACAGCATCCAAAGATAGGACAGGTCTTTTTTCCAATGTGGATTACACGGTAATTGACGAGTCGGTAGGGAAAAAGCTTGTCGATTGGCTTAACGATGGAAGAACTAAAGCTGAAATAGACTTAGCTCACTTCGTTCTTGTTGCTGAGAAGTCCAAATCATTTGATTCCCTGAAGTCGGCATGGGCTGAGGCTTACCGTTCATTGAGAGATACGCCAGAACAAGCCAAGGCACAAGAAATATACGAAGCAAGAAAATCAGAACTATTACCAACTGAGGAAGCTGAATAAATGGCGAGCAGAGGCGTAAATAAAGTAATCCTTGTCGGGAATTTGGGGAATGATCCAGAAGTTCGTTATTTACCGAATGGCGGCGCAGTGGCAAACATCACACTGGCTACATCAGAGGGCTGGCGAGACAAGCAGACTGGTGAGCAGAAGGAAAAAACTGATTGGCACCGCGTAGTGCTATTCGGAAAGCTGGCAGAGGTTGCGGGTGAATATCTGCGTAAAGGCTCTCAGGTCTATATCGAAGGTAAGCTGACCACTCGCAAATGGACTGATCAGGCCGGAGTCGAGAAATACACAACAGAAATTCACGTCAACATCGGCGGCACTATGCAGATGCTCGGCGGTAAGCAGGATTCATCATCTAAGCCAGCACAGAACAGAGCGCCACAGCAAAGCGGGCAGCAGGCACCACAGCGCAACGAAGAACCTCCAATGAACTTCGATGACTCAGACATTCCCTTCTAACAGGTAACCACCATGACGCCGCAGCATATCCTGCACGTCCTCAGCCTGCACCACGATAATAACATCACCGAATTCCACAGAGCACTTAACTCAGTGGGCGGCGTTTTTACTGGCGGCGGTGCCACTGGCGGGGTGACGCTTAATTACTACGAGCCATATTACTCATGGCGAACCTATCCAGAATCCACCTTCATCCCCTACAGCTACATTGGTCGCATTAGAGAATATCTGGACGCAGAGCCGTGGGGGAATGTGAACCTTGGTGGAACCATCTACCGACTAAAGCCTGACGTTGATATCGACGCGGCTATTTCTGCACTAAGCATGGCCGCATAGGAGATATTCATGAACGACCTACCAATCCAGACCTACGAATCAGTAGTTCAGCAGCGTGATGCTCTAGCGGCTGAGAATAAGGCTTTGATAGAGCAAGCTGAAGAGGTATACGCGGCGGGATATAACCATGGGCACCTTAATACAGTCGATGGCATTGCGTACTCAGCAGGGACTAAAGACGAGTTCTATCAGCTTGCCATAGAACTGATGAATGAGGCAGAAACCACAGAAACTGCCGCTTTCCTTGCTGATGTACGGGCTCAGGGAGTGGATGCTGCAATCAAGCATCTGCATAAGATATTCGACGGAACGGACTATATTGGCGAGCCGTTGAGAGCTCTGGTGTGGTTGGAGCAGGCGCTTCGTAAGGGGATTAATGATGCACAGTAACAGCAAAGAGCGCGAGTACTTCATTTTGAGCGTTCATCACTGTTCTCGAGAGAAAAACTTCATCGAGTTCTTTCGCTCAAATAATTCTGGCTATGCACTTCGCTTGCACGCAGCCGGACGGTATACCGCTCAACAAGTGATGGAGCGTCCTAATTATTACAACGATGGTAACTGCAATATAGCCGTGCCATGCGATGTGATTGAGTCTTTATCCTCCCCCGCTCCAGATGGTTACTTTGACGATAACGGCGGTGTTGTTGTTCTGAACAATTCCAAGAACTGGCGAAAAGCCATAAAGAACGCCGTAGCCAAACCAAAGTATGAGCCAAAGCCAGAATATCCACGCGTACGCAGAAGCAAGGAGCAGAGCAATGACTAAGTTAACAACTGAGCAGTTAGAAAAATTCGTCAACGATATTAAAACTGATGGGATGTGCGACATAACTGATTCTCAAGTTGAGTCAGCTCTCATCCGGCTTTTTGCATACGAGCAAGCAGCTAAGAATCCTGTGGCGTACATGCATCGCAGCGGTCAGGTTGTTACTCGTGATGAAACCAGCTGTGAAGAGGTATTCAAAATTTGCTGTAAGGTTGAAACCCCGCTCTATGTAGCACCGGTATTACCTAAACAGCCTGAGTCTTTGTTAGGTACGGTTGTTTCCATCGACGACGCTACAGGGCTAGAAGGTCATCGCCAGTGGGGTGAAGTTGTTGGATTGAGCGAAAGCCGTGGCAAGCCTGTTATCTGTGTTGAAGTGACGGGGTGGCAATATGACTAAGCTAACAAAAGAGCAAATTAAGCGACAAAAAGCACTGGCATGGTTAAAGCGCATTGCTTATAAAAACCCATGCATGAAGGAAGTAAAAACATGCATAGAGGTTCTATCAGCATCAGCACAACCTGTAATACCAGACCAGCCAGACTCTCAAGATTTAGAGTTATGGATAGACATGCTCGAAAATAGCGATAGCGACGATGAGGACGGTGAGTTAAACAACACTCAGATAATCATGTGGCTCAAAGAGCTACAGCGTCGTCGCGCCCTATCAGCACAACCTGTAATACCAGAACAGCGCTCACCCATTTCTTTTGATGCTCTCATGGCAGCAGTAAGCGAGGTAACGGGCGCTAAGAGCGAATTCGATGCTACACCGGAGAAGTGCTATCAAGCTGTTCCGTTTATGAATTTCAATTCACTATCTCGAATCGTTGAGATGTTCCGTACAGCACAACCTGTAAGCGAGCCTTACAAGTTAAATGGCTGGATTAGCGTTGCCGATCGCCTTCCGGCTGAATTTGGACGCTATCTGTGTTACATCGAAGAACAAAACGATTTAGGTAAATCTCACTATCAGTGGAACTGCTCTTGGAATGGTGATGTGTTTAGTGACTCATCGCTGACAGGGCGTGTAACACACTGGATGCCATTACCCGCATCCCCAGCACAGGAGCAGAAATAGATGAGCAAGTATCGAAAAGGTGCCATGTATCTGCGTCACTTAAAACCTACCGATAAAGCCAATGACATGCGAACCGCTCTCCGTCTTGCGACATTTAGCGAGCCAGAATACTGGAGTAACCCTGAGCGCGTTAAGCCTGTGGTGATGGTTCAGCATGGAATTGAAGGCGTGGCTGGAGTATGGATGAACAAAGAGGATGCTATTATCTCGCTTCTCACTCGTACCCAGAAGCGCCGTCGTAATGCAAAACACAACGAGAAACGCGGTCAACGCATGACCAAAGGTGATTTGCGCAAAGCATTTAGAGCGTGGGCATTCAAGCACGAAGAAAAGCGAAATACGGTTCGTGAGCAGAAATAGCACCGCCTCAGCGTAGAATGTATAATCCAAGGATGGAGGATTTACTATGTCATCAAACCGAAGAATAATTACATACGCGACCCCTATTCACTCTCAGGATGATGAGAAGTCCATTGGGCTATACATCAGTGTTGAGCGTGGAAAAGGAATGTTTCTCAATCAAAGAGTAGAAAGCGAAAATGGGAGCATAGTTAAACCTTTCGCGCTGCCATGGAAAGCCAGTGAGCTGAGAAAAATTGCCCAAGCAATTAATGAACTAGCTGATTACACTGAGAAAGTAAGATGAGCTATAACCTTGCAGCACTCCCCCAAGAAGAAATGGATAAAATCAATGTGGACTTGGCAGCTTCAGGCGTTGTCTACAAAGAACGCTATAACATGCCGGTTATCGCTGAGATGGTAGCGCGTGAACAGCCGCCACACTTGAAAGAGTACTTCATGGAACGTCTAGCATTCTATCGCTCGCAATCGCATAAGATTGGGCGTGATGAAGAATATGTAAAAAATCAGATGGAAGGCGGCAAATAGCCCTGCATCATCGATTCAAATGAACCTCGCTCCGGCGGGGTTTTTTATTGCCTAAATTTGGAGAAAACATGCAAATCGAAATCGGTGAATACGTCATTACGAGTGACACATACAACCTGATACTCAACGAGAAAAAAGTAGCAAAGGAAGGTAAATCAGCAGGTGAAGAGAGGCTTCAGTCCATTGGGTTCTATTCAAAAATTTCCACGCTTATCTCTGCATTAATTCAGCGCGAGGCTCTGCTCTCTGACGTCCAGTCATTGCAGGCAATGCAGCAATTAATAGAGCGAGTTTCATTGCAATGTGAGAAGGCTTTTAAGGACTTTAACAATGAGACACATCATCAAGGGTAATCCAGAGCGTACAGAAAGAGCGGCTATGAAAGCTGCTCTCGATATACATCAAGCCAAGTTCGGCGACTATGAGCCAACCAAGAAAGGCGTCACGTACACAATCAAAGTTAGCGAAGAGAAATTCTTCATCGAGATTATCAACCGAGAGAAATCATATGTAGCTACATCGATGATGCGGCCACGTGAGTTATCTAAAGTCTGGGGGAATGCAGCGTGAATAAATACAAACTTATTTATGCAGACCCGCCGTGGACATACCGAGATAAGGCGGCAGATGGCGAGCGTGGAGCATCATTCAAATACCCGACAATGAGCATATTGGATATATGCCGCTTACCTGTATGGGACTTAGCTGATGAATCTTGCCTGCTAGCGATGTGGTGGGTACCAACCATGCCAATGGAGGCACTAAAGGTTGTCGATGCTTGGGGATTTCGATTGATGACTATGAAGGGATTCACCTGGCACAAAACAAATCGACGCAAAGGAAACAGTGCGATCGGCATGGGCCACATGACAAGAGCTAATAGCGAAGATTGTTTGTTTGCGGTTCGTGGCCGATTACCAGAAAGAATGAACGCAGCAATATGCCAGCATCAAACGTTCCACCGCGCCGAACATAGCGCCAAGCCCCCAGAGTTTCGCGATTTGCTGGTCAGCTTACTAGGCGATGTGCCTCGTATTGAGCTATTCGCGCGACAACAAGCTGATGGTTGGCATTCGTGGGGCAATGAAGTTGGATGCAACATCGAGTTTCAACAAGGAGTGAAAGCGGCATGACATGACAGCAGAACAAGACAACGCGATCCGCAATGTGGCAAGAACCCTTCTCACCGAACTCCGCAGCAAAAAAACAACCTCACATACCGCCAGTTACTCGATAAGCACTCAGCAAAGATAGCGCCTCTCTGCGGCAGGTTTAAGCCGTGGATGGTGCTGTCTTGCTACTGCATGAAAGTGACGGATAAGGATAAATGATGGAGAAATTCAGTCTAAACCGCCACGAGGCCGCCGCCTTCATTGGGATAGATAAAGACACGCTAACTCAGTGGTGCCGGTCTGGGCGTATCGCTTACACAAAGAAAAACCCTACGAAACCAAATTCCCCCTACATGTTCACTCGCACTGCATGCATTGCGGCGCTAAACAATCCGATCCAAACTGTGCCAGTGAGCGCGGTTGGTGCGACAGGAGAATCATTATGTCACTCTTCCGCAGAGGTGAGACTTGGTACGCCAGTTTCACAAAGCCAGACGGTGGCCGTATTAAGCAGTCTCTTGGGACAAAGGACAAAAGGCAGGCCCAAGAACTGCACGACCGCCTAAAGGCTGAGTTATGGCGAGTTAGTCGGCTGGGGGAAACTCCAGCCATGACGTTTGATAACGCATGTGTCCGCTGGCTAGAGGAGAAAGCAGCAAAGAAATCGCTAGATGATGATAAGAGCCGGATCCGGTTCTGGTTATCACATTTCAGCGGAGTGCTGCTGAAGGATATCACTGAAGAAAGGATTTACTCTGCTATCCAGAAAATGACAAACAGGAGGCATGAGGAGAATTGGAAGGCCAAAGCCGCGGCGATGATAAAAAAAGGAAAGGAGCCACCAGAGTTCAAGCCAAAGATGGCCGCGGTGGCGACCAAGGCAACCCACCTTTCATTCATCAAAGCATTGCTACGGACGGCAGAGAGAGATTGGAAGATGCTGGAAAAGGCTCCGATCGTGAAAGTACCGCAGCCGAAGAACAAGCGCATTCGCTGGCTTGAACCAGTTGAAGCGCAGCGGTTGATAGATGAATGCCCAGAGCCTTTAAAGTCGGTAGTTAAGTTTGCACTGTCTACCGGCCTACGTCGCTCAAACATCGTTAATCTGGAATGGCAGCAGATTGACATGCAACGCCGCGTGGCTTGGATTAATCCTGAAGAAAGCAAATCAGGGAGAGCTATTGGCGTAGCCCTCAATGATACAGCATGTCAGGTTCTGAGAAACCAGATCGGCAAACATCACAAGTGGGTTTTTGTTTATCAAGAGAAATGCACTCGGCCAGATGGAACAAAGACAGATGCAGTGAGGAAGATGCGATACGACGCTAACACAGCTTGGAGAGCTGCACTAAAGCGAGCTGGAATAGAAGATTTCCGCTTTCACGATCTGCGACATACTTGGGCGAGTTGGTTAGTTCAGTCCGGAGTACCGATATCGGTTCTGCAGGAAATGGGAGGATGGGAATCTATCGAGATGGTTCGGCGTTATGCGCACTTGGCACCAAACCATTTAACTGAGCACGCTAAGCAAATAGACACCATTTTTGGCAATGTTGTCCCAAATCTGTCCCACTTAGAAAGTTCAGAGCAATTAGTTTCGTATAAGTGATTGATTTAATTGGTGCCGATAATAGGAGTCGAACCTACGACCTTCGCATTACGAATTCTAAGAACCACATTATAAACCAGTAACTTACAGCACCACACGGCGCTCACACGTCCCAATGCACGGAAAGTTACGGTAACTGACTGAAGGCAACCTTTGGTCACCAGTCCCAAATCTGTCCCAGAGAATTACCGCAGGCCACCACGATGGTGATCTGCGATATCGCTCTCTCACATACACGGGTTATCATCAAACTCGCTCATCGACATGTCATTGACGACATACGTCACAACGCCGAATATCTCAAATCCCGTTTCTTCATCTGTAAACGTCACGTCATCGTAATTTTCTAGTTTAGCTAAACAAGGCACTGGCATCGTCAGTAGTCGGCGCAATACGAACTCGCCGCACACTTCCGCGACCACAACGCTTCCATGAACCGGTCTCTTCAAGCTATCGATTACAAGCAACGCATCTTTTAGCAATCCAGCGCTCGGGCAATAGTCCGGACACTTCATGAAGTATGTCGATGCTGGATTCTTGACGAACTGCTCATCAAGGCTGATTGGTTTTTCAACATAGTCTGCTGCTGGGGATGGAAAGGCCATGGGTCACCTCGACAATTACTGTTTATGTATACAGTATATTTTCAAGAATGGCAGTTGTGAAGGGCTGCAAAGCCTGTGGCATAGACCGAGTAGTTGATTTCCATGATTGCTAAGGAGAAATATTTTATAGAAGGTCTACACATAAGCCAGATCAATAGCTGATCAGAAGCTTCTCAAGTGCTACACTATCCGAGTCTGTTTTCGTCACGGTTAACTGACAAACAGGGCCCCGGCTATGAGAGTAGTTGGGGCCTTGCCATATTGGTGGATGGTGTTATGTGTACTTATCAGTAAAAACAAGCATATATCATTATCTTGGTAATCATTTTCATGGTGAATTGCAATGCCGCTTTATAACTACCCATTGTCTTTCTTTTGCATCTATTTGGTCATGCTTGCTGTACCAATAATGGCAACATCTATTTTCATTAGAAAGTCTACAGATCAGGGCAAAATTCAGTACATTGAAGGACTCAGGGGTTTTGCATGTATCGCCGTTTTCATCAACCACTCTGCTTACGCCATTGGTGATATGTTGATAAAAACTAAGAATATTGATTACTCTAACTTTTATCTTTTCAGCCAATCTGGTGCCTTGGGTGTTCAGATATTTTTTTGCATAACTGGATTTCTGTTCTCTTCAAAAATACTTTCAAATAATAAAATTGACTTTACATCATTTTACGCAAAAAGAATAAAGAGATTAGTTCCATTATATCTATTTACCGCTACTTTAATATCTGTAATATATTTTTCACAGATGTTAGGAAAATTAGATTTCCCTTTATTTGTCACTCAATTGCTTAAAATATTTGGGTTTGGCTTTTTTGGAACTGAGCTATACTGGGGCGCACATAGAGATGCTACTTTAAATATAGTATTGTGGACACTCCCATATGAGTGGAAGTTTTATGCATCTATCCCATTCTTAGCGACTGCTCTCTATACTAAAAAATTCAAGTACATGGTAATTGCTTTTGGGTGCTTTGTATTGATCAACGATTTCTATGAAGATAAAGTGTTGTGGTCGTACTTTGTAGCTGGGGCTCTTTGCGCAAAAATAAAAGAAATAAACATAGAAAAAATATCACTTAGAGCAGTTATATATATGATTTTTGCGTTTTTGTTTTATATGTCATTCTATTTCGATGTAAAACAATATAGCTTTTATCGATTTATCATGATATCACTTATGTTTGCGTCTTGCGTTGTGCTAAAACCAAGGTTATTAAGCATTCCGTCTATCGCTTTCTTAGGGGAAATTAGCTATAGCATTTACTTACTGCATCAACCAGTGCTGCATGTATTTTACAGAATAGCCTCTAAGTTTGTTAATTTGTCTGAAACAAACACAACTCAGTTAATAATATACTCTGTGATTTGTCTTTCAATAACGATCTTAGCATCTGCATTTACTTATAAACACATAGAGTGCAGGTTTAACAAGTAGTCACAGTCTCTACAGCCACTATGTAAAAGTGGCTGTAGATTGCTATTTAATCTCTATGTTACATGATACAGAAATAGCCCTTGCAGATCCGTTAGATACATCTGTCCATCTAGCATATCTTGTTGAACCGTCAATGAATGTTAATAAAAACTTGGCGGTGTTTGCAGAGGTCACTTCAACATAAACATCATATAGTTGTTTTGATGTATTTGCGGTTGCATAAAAGAAAGCATCAAGCCCCCCCTTAACTGCCCCTCCAAATCCATTTCTCACTCCATACATAGGAGCAATATTAACAATTACATCGCTTGATGCTGATGATGTGGCTGTTATTGTTGTCTTAATGGAAAAGTTTAATGTGTTATACCAGATTCCAGAAGATAGCGTTTGTGATGAAATAGTAACCCCACTCGCAGGGGCAAAAGTAGCTCCTGATGTTGAGCTTATTCCGGCACCATTACGCATCAATTGTGCGTATCCATATCCAAGAATATGATTTAAAGCTATTCCAGAGTTATTTTCAAATGATACCCATATGTCAGTTGCATATGTAGGATTGCTTACAGATAGGTCTTTATACGTTACATCTTGTGATGAGGCTATTACTGGTAGTGTGCTTTTTACTACCGCATCATTCTTAGAGCATGAGACGAGTACTCCATCAAAACTGGTATCCCACGCATCATTTATCAGACCTACCCCACCATTAGATCTAGATGGAACTGAGCTAGAATCTCTTCTTACTGGAGTATCCAAAATTAGGTTAGTGTAGGTAGAAAACCCTCCGTTTTCAGTCACCCACAAACCCACGTGCATTTTACCCATTAATCCAACACGTTCATCGATAGTGTTTCCCCAAGAGTGAAATTTATCTAAGCTATTACCACTCCTATTCATTTTACCGCCGTATGCGTAACCAACAGGGGAAATTTCAGAATACCAAGTATCTGTAGTGTTACTGTTTAACCCTATTGATTGATCCCCTCTAGCATTGGACACAACCATAGTGAATTTGCTAACTTTCCCTTCATAGCAAAATTCATCGTAATAACCACCATTGTTGAACCCAATAATTGCCCCACCTTCATACGTATATCCGTAGCAATGCCGAACACATACACCAATTGCATTCACGCCGACTGTGTAGTCAGATGCTTCCAAGCGCAGACCATAGCAGTTCGTCTTGTTAGCTCGCGTGAAATGGTCGGTATTATCGTATACAGGCGTATCAGCACCGCCATCCATGATGTACCCATAGGTTGCAGTCAGCCCAGCGGGTACAATTGCTCGATGCTCATTCCAGTACACCGTCACCTTTGGCTTATGCATGATCGGGATTGCGCTGAAAGTGATGTCCTCATTCACATACAGGACGCCGCCGCCATTTTCTGACATCTCAGTCATAGCAGCATTAAAGCCATCCTCACCCTCACCCCACCCGCGAACGTCTCCTTCATCTCTCCAGCGTGCAATCTGCAATTCTGGGTACTTCGTTGCACCATCCGGATCAGATATCTGCCCTCTCAGTGTCGAATCACCCACGCTCAGCCATTTACCGGCACCAATGCCGCCTGTTGAGTCTGGCGTTGATGCTGCGGGAACAACTTTGGGAAATGCACCATCCCAGCGGTAGTACTCGCCAGTGGCTTCAAGCCTCAAAACTTGGTTCGGTAGGGTTAACGTATTGCCGTCTTCAAATGAGTCCATCGTGATATAGCCAAATGAGGCCATAGCTTCTTTCGATAGTTGGCTAATACCTTCAATTGTATAGTGCTTATTCCCAACGCGATCTGTATATGACAATTCAGATGATGTTACGAACTCATCAATTTTCCCTGCGTTAAACTTAATGTCGCGTAGTGATTCACTTGGTACTGGCAGATTGGTTGGTGTAGTAGCCATAATTTTTCCATAAAAAAACCCAGCGCTAAGGCTGGGCTATTGAGAGTTGGTGTTGGTTAGACGTTATAGTCTGGTTTAGCGTCGAAATACTCGTCACACGTCAGTGAAAACGTGCCGTCAGAGTTGGGTTTCTTATCTGATACTCGCCAGCGCATGGCCTCCATTTCTGCGGTTGTCGCGATGACATAGCGAGATGGTGATTGAACGTTATAGCCGTCGAAAATATTGAGGGTGATATTCGGTACCGCGGCGGTGAATCCAAACTTGGTATCGGTACGTGGATAAGCTCTGATTTTGTCCGTAGAGTTGCCTATCGAGTCAGTCACCCTGACATACATGTCGCCAGCAAAGTTAATCTGCTCGCTCGTATCAAAGTCATTGCCGTTCCGCGCGACGATGTAACCTGCTTGCTGGTTTGTGTCGTAAGTATCAGCGACAACTATCATCTCTCCTGGCGAAACATACTCACCATCGGCCAGTGTCTTCATGTTCATCTTCATGCGTGAGCTGACCAACCGGTTAACTTCCAGCAGAGCCCTATCTCTGGCTTGGTACTCGTTGCGGCAACCACTAAGGGATATTTTCATCGGCGATGATGCCGCTTGCTCAATAATTCCCGTGTCCGTAATGCGATACCGGATATAGGTCTTCTTGTTTGTTTTTGGACTGACATACTCGATTTCTACACCGTCGTATCCTCCGGGCATTGTCATGTCATAACTGATTTTGTACTCATCAGCGACGATGTTTGCTCTGTTGAATACAGCAGACGGGAACTCTTTGCGCTCATCCCGTGCGAACGTCAGAACGCCATCATCCCAGTACGCGATCACTCGGGCAGCGTTGCAGATAGTTTCGACGCGGTTACCAAGGGAAATATCTTCATCGTCAAACGTATAGTCGAAGTATCCCAATAGCGGATCCGGCAATGACTGATAGATGCTGTAGAGCTCGTACAAATCTATCGTGTCTTCTGGCTGCTTCCCTATGACTAGCCATTCATGAGCAACGGCATCAGCAAAGCTGCGCGACGGCCTGAGCGTATAGTCAACAGTGCGAGCTTTGATGTCATAGCTGATTGTGTGACGTGTAACGAGTGCGTTGTATTTGCGATCACGTGAGCTGGTAGCTTGTTCCGTTGCGCGTACAGTGACTTTTACCAAAGTATCATTTGGATAAGTTACATTCGTCCGGCGTGTTACTGAGTGCGCCTCTGCTATTTGCAGAAGGTTGCTATCAGAACTGTTGTTAGTCTTTCGCAACTGGAACGCATACCGCGCTTTACCATACGGCGGCGTAAACTTGAATGTGCCATAAATATAATCAGCGCGACTGTCACTGTAGTTGAATACAAAACTTTTGTAGCTATAGGTCGGTGAAATCCTATCGTTATCGTCATTTACAGCCCAATATTCAATCAAGAAGTCAGCACCCTCGCGCTTACCAAGTTGAGCCTGCAGATGCACCCACAGTTCATCTCCTTCAATCGCAGCGAAGTATGGACCTGATATATTCCCTTTGTTTTCAGTCAGCGTGAATATCGTGTTATTGATTGTCGATCCAGATGGAATCTCGACTGGGCTGTTGATGGCTGATAGTTGGAATGTGAAGTATTTAACTGGGTCGATAATAGAACCATCATCAGACTCTGTAGCTGAATCCAACGACGCAGAAAACATGACATTCTCAGTCACGTCACCTGATGCCAAATGGCGTGTCACATTGACAGTAACCTGAACCGGCAGCGGCTTTGGAATGTCATAGAAGTAGTCAAAATCTGGTGATTGAACGATTTTAACAGCCGCTGATGTGCCAGTTATCGTACCAGATACCACATCATTCGTTGTTGCCGTAGCGACTTGCTCGCTATTACTCTCATTCGGCCCCAATACCTCCTGCCCATCTACATCATCAAATTCGAATCCCTGAATGATTTCTGGAATAACGGCACCGGGAGGATAAAACTGGTAACTGGCACCGGCAATAGAACCCAAGCTTGACTCTGAATATCGTACGCTCTCAACCGTGTAGTGTCCGATCCCGAAGTTCATCCACTCTGTGACGTACTTGATGTTGCCAGTAAACTCGAACATAGACTGCTGAATCAAGTCTGGAAATGAGCGAACCTGACCGTAAATATCAGGACGCGCTTGATACGTGCGGGCGATATTTGTTTGACCGGTCAGCTTATTGTTCGGGCTCTCTTTAGCGTTGTTATCTGCTGCTGACGAAAAAGAAGGCTTAGGCGCCAAGAAAGAGAATACTTTGGTGACGAGTTTGAAGACCGGGCTCAGGATATCGCTGACGATGCTTCGCGGCTGATTGAATATCTGGATGCGATGCAACTCTGTGAGTTCAAACGAAAGCTCGGTCTCCTCGTCCGCCAACACGCCATTGATGACGATTGCAATATCTCTATCAAACGCTTGCTGCTCCAACCAATTATAAAAGTTAGAGCCGTTGGCCAGCTCAATTCTCTCCTTCGGCACTCCCGGTAAGTGCTGTATTTCTAGAAGTGCCATAAGAATAAAACTCCACTTTAGTGAATACCTTTTCCATTACACGCAGTTTGTCGAGCCTAACCGAACCATTGAGGCCGCGGCTATGCAGCGCCATACCGTTGAGCACTAAACCCACATGCTCGGCTCTACGCCCCATGTAGCCAACAAAAATGCCATCCTCGACGGGTACTTTCTCCCGCTGCCAAAAAATAACTTCTTCTCTGTAGCAGGTAAGGAAATCACGGTTACTTTCATATCCAGCTTTGTGATGCACTTCTTTGCCTAGTACATGCCTGTAATACAGCGCGACTAGCCCCCAACAGTCACAAGATTCCATGGAGCAGGCGCGGTTAGCCCACGGAACGCCGATCATCCGTTTGATAAAGTCAGATTTAGTCATTGTTTATCCGATTTCGAGACCGGGCCAATCGGCTGGGTCATACAGCAAGGCCACGTTAGTGTTAAGCGGATTGGTCATTGATAGAGAAACGTTGACGTTGTCAGCATCAAGTGAGCAGTCTTTGACGTACAGCTGCCACTCTTTGATCGCAGTTGTCATGTCTTTAGAGTCAAACAGCCGGTAGGTAACTGTGATCGGTTCAATACGACTATACGAACGCCAGACCTTTAGTTGCTGCTTGAAGTCCTGAGACAAACGACTGAACTTAATCGTTGAATCGATGATTGGCGTGCTGCTTTGCTGGCTTTCAGATAGTTCGAACCTGCATGGCTTATACTCCACGCCGCCGAGCGTCTTCGGAAAGACTTGGTTATTGACTAGATAGAAACTACCGAAAGACACATGATGAAACTCGATGGTCTCGTAGATTATCCGGTTCGGGCGCTGTGCCCGATACTCTCGCAGTGTTGGCACTATGGCGCCCTCGGTAGTGATTCAGGGTCACGGTCATCGGGATAGCCAGTGACGATAATATCCAGCCAACTCGCCCACGGCGGGGGCAACTCGACAATGATGTCGTCAAACTCATCATCAGCGTTATTCAGCTTCCGACAGATGACATCTCCCGACCAAGTGAAGATATTTCCTGTCTGGTTCCACGTGGGCCATGCGGTGAAGTGCAACTCCTGCAACTCTATGCCTGTGTCTCCGGTGCCATTGTTCAATCGCATGGAGAACCACTGGTTACAGTTATCGAGATAGTTCGGACTGCGTAGCCACTGCATGAATGCGCGATGCTGTGTGAACGTGAATATCCACTTGAGAGAGAATGACGTCTTCAGGTCGTCTGTTAACTTCTGGAAGATTGGCGCACCGACAAGCGGCTGATCTGTTCTGAATCCGGTATCCGTCGCCGGACTTTTGTCAGACTTCTGCGCCAGTGGCAGCCAATCTGGGTATGGAATAGCCATCTTAGCCCCCTGATGCGCGTGGTGTTGCTGTGGTGTTACGTGCTATGGCGGAAAGCATAGGCCCCTTCTGGTCCATGTCCGTGATGAAAGCTTGAATGGTGAGATTGTTTCCATCCTGTGAGGTTTGAGCATCGAATGAGTGGCTTCCAGATGTGTAATCGTTGAAGACGACCGATACCTGAATATTGCCACCGCCACCGCTGGAAATGTCCTTATTGCTTATAACCGAGCCATTATCTCCGGGTATCATGTACTGACTGCCATTGCTGGCTCGGAAGATTTCAGGCATCCCGCCCTCACCGACCTGATACATAGATCCTGCAGATACTGGACCGCCATTTTTACGAGCCCCAGCAATTCCCATCGCGAGAGCACCAACCACCGCGCCGATACCAATCGCTGCCGCTCCACCTAATGTACTGATGGATGCAAGCATTGCTGCCGGTGTCCATGCCGCTGTTTGCGTCGCTGCTGCCGCTGCACCTGCCGTAGTTGTTGTGGCAATGCCAGCAGTCTGCGCGGCAGTAGAAGCGGCTACCGCGCCTACGGTTGCAGTTTGCCCCATGATTGCAGACTTAACCCAGTCGACTCCCATTTGGACAAATGAGTTTATTAGCTGGTTCACTACAGAGTTAGCTAAGCCACGCATTGCATCGCTTACGCTTTCCGTTCCTGTTAGCATCCCAGCAAATGCGCTTGATGCGTTATTACCCAGTGCATCAAGAGAAGACGCGAGCATCTGATTAGCCGTACTTTGTTGAGAAAATAACTCCCACTGCGCAGCCGTTCTCTGTGCTTCATACTCAGTGTTAGCAGCATTCATCAGCGCCAGTCCATTGGCTGTGATAACTCCCTTCTTAGTTTCGAACTGCTGTATGAGAGCTAACTTTTTAGCATGTTCATTAGCTAACTGTTGGACAGGGTCTATTTGTCCTAATGCTTCCTGTTGTGGAGAAACAGCCTGCTGCGCTCTAATTTTCGCAATATTAGCCTGATGCGATTCTTCTAGCCGCTCCATTGTTTGGTTGTATTGCTCTTGGCTAATTTTTTTAGCTGAAAGAGCTGTATTTAAATCTTGTACATCCTGCTTATAGCTTGCATTTTCTCTATTCTCAGGGGGAAGTTTCTCCGCTGCCGCCTGTGCTTTTATGGCGTTGGCCGTGTCCCATTTTGCAGCAGCATATTGACGTGCCTCCGCGATCTGCGACTGAGTAGCCCCTTTCCCAAGTGACTGCTCCGCATTGAGCATCGCCTGTTCACGGCTCAGCTTATTGGTTGAGTCAGCAGCGAGTTCTGACTGTTGTTTCAGGTTCGCCAGTTTTTGAGCAATAGAATCAGCCTGAGAAGCGCCTTTTTTATGCTCTGCCTGAAGCGTCTTCTGCGCCTGTGTGTTTTTGTACGTAGCGGCAGCGTCATCTTCCATCTGCTTAGCGTGAGGATCATCCTTAGCAAACCCTGCATCTTCAGCAGCGTATTGAGCCTGCAAACGAGCCCTAGCCTCTCCCTGAAGCTTTGACAGCTCAAGATTACGCTCGGACTGCTTGATGAGGTTTTTCTGCCCTGAGGTTAGGTTGTCAGTTTCCTGTTTAAGCGCCGCCACATTGCCTTTCGCAGTAACAGCCTCACGTGACAGGTTAACCAACGTGCCAATGAATGCTGTTAACGCCGTCTGCCCTTTCTCAGTAGAGCTCTGTGTGTTCTGCAACTCCGCCGCAAGACGCTGCAAAGCCTCTGGAGTAGGGTTTTTAGCAATATCAGAAAGCTGCTTGCTGAACTCGAATGCTTTCTGCTCTGATATACCGAACTTATCTGCTACTGCCCCAACAGTGTTGCCAATGCTCATCGTCGTAGCATTGAAAGCCTGTCCCGCTCCAAAAGCCTGCTTCATTGCCTGAGAGTAATCATCGGTCGTGATATTCAGGGCAGAAAGGCGATCGTTAAATCCATCAACCGAAGCGTAGCCTCCGGAAAATGCAGAGAGCGCCTTGTCACCAAAGGAGAGAAGTGAGCTGGACGCATCGCTAATCGCTTTCGGGATTTTGTTGATCGCCTCGTTGTATTCAAGAAGTGCTTGGTTGCGCATCAGCGTAGCAACCTCAGCATTCGTCTTTGCCAGCAGAGCATATTTATCTGACAGCGCGGCTACACCATTCTGGGAAACGGTAATAACCTTATCCATTGCCTCTGCTGCATCTTTAAGTGCATCCATGG